AATGGATTTCATAATGACATTTGGGTTGCTAGTGTTGAAAACAAACTACGCCAAACTGATGAAAACATCGTGATTACTGATTGTAGATTTTCAAACGAGATTAAATCTATTAAGGAAATAGGTGGAATTACTATGAGAGTCACTAGAGGTCAACCACCAGAATGGTATGATGCCGCAGTAAGTTACAACAAAGGCGAACATGGTAATATGAGTTGGTCTTTGAGTAAAGCTAAACTAGATAGAAACAGGGTTCATGCCAGTGAATATTCTAGTATAGGCTTAGACTACGACCACTATATTGACAACAACGGCACGATTGATGATTTACACAAACAAGTCAATTCAGTAATCAATTTCTAAATCACCGCGTTTCCAGGTAATTTCCTTCTTCTTAACTACTTCTACACAGTTAAGACAGATACTACGTAAGTTAGTCATTTTACAATTGTCTAAATCACCGTCGATGTGAAACACCGTTATTTGACTAGATAAGGTGCTATGAAATCCACATATATCACATGTGGATTTTTTCTTATATCCAGTAGACTTCCATCTAGGTGTTCTAGCCTTTAATTTCTTTTTCTTGCGTCCACATTCATCACACCCACTACGATAGTGTGTAACACCTTCACGGATATAATTCACAGCACAGTGATTCTTACCGCAAGTCTTACATATAGGTCTTAACATAGTGTATTTAGTAGGAACCTTCGAAGGTACGCTAAACCGGTCTTTTTTGATTTTTTTACTAAATAATAATATGCATTTTTAGGTGGTAAACCTCATAATTTTACAATAAAGGAAAAATAAAATGGCACTAACATCTCCAGGCGTAGAAGTAACGATTACAGACCAAAGTCAGTATTTACCCGCGCCCACAAATTCCGTCCCTCTTATAGTATTAGCAACAGCACAAAACAAAGCTGACGCTAGTGGTACAGGAGTTGCTGTTGCTACAACGGCAGCGAACGCAAATAAATTATATCAAGTAACAAGTCAACGTGATCTAGTAAACCTATATGGTACTCCATTCTTCTATACAACAGCTAATGGTTCTCCTATCCAAGGTTATGAACTTAACGAATATGGTCTATTGGCTGCATACAGCTTGTTGGGCGTTACAAATCGTTGTTTCGTTTTACGTGCCGATATCGATTTGGCAAGCTTGGTAGGTCAAACAGGTCGTCCAACAGGATTCCCTAGCAACGGTACATATTGGTTAGATACAACAACTAGTACATGGGGTATTTACGAATTTAATCAAACTACAGGTAATTTTACACTTCAAACTCCTATCGTTATTACTGATCCTACTGATTTGTCAGGTGGTGTACCATTAGCAAGTATTGGTAACATAGGTGACTATGCAGTAGATGCAACACAAATTACTACAGCACCTACAGGTAGTGATAGAACATATTGGTATAAGAGTTCTAATAATGTTTGGATAATACTAGGTTCAGGTACATGGAGAGAAGATGTACCAACTGTTCAGGGTTCAACATCTAATCCTACATTGGTATCTGGTGAAACATTTACTATAAATCTTTCTGGTTCTTGGTCTACTACTATAACGGTACCAGTATCACCTAATAATACAGTTGAAGGTATTGCTAACGAAATTAACACACCTAACTATTCAACTGTACGTGCTGAAGTGCGTAGCGGAAAATTATGTATTTTTAGTAATCAAGTACTGAGTAGTGGTGCAGTTCCGTTCATGACATTAGCAGAAGGTTCAGGTACACCATTGGCTGACATGGGTATCACTCCAGCTACGTATTATCAGCCTTTATTAGCTTATGGTACTAGTGCTCAAATGCCATTATGGACAACAAGTCAATCACAACCTAGACCAACTGGATCTGTCTGGATTAAAGTTGGGGCGGCTGGTAATGGGTTGAATCCTAAGATGTCACGTTTTAATTCAACTACTGAAACATGGCAGTTGAAAAACGTAACACTAAGTACATCTGATTGGTCTGCAACGGAAGCATTAGATGCTAGTGGTGGTCAAGTTATTCCTGCAGGAACAATATACGGACAATATAATTACAACGTTACGACACGTGTATCACCTTTATATTTCTGGGAAAGAATAGCTACTGGTCCAACAATTATTACTAGTGATAGTACATCACCTGCATTCAACAGTGGTCCATACTATATGAATGTATATGTAAGTACACCTGGTTCAACTACATTGAGTAGTGCATACAACTTTACACTAGCAGATAATACTAGTGCTACTGATTTTGTAACTGCATGGGCCGCAACAGGTATTCCGTATACAGCGGCAGCTATTAATACTGACGGTGCGATTGTATTGACTCATACTGAAGGTGGTGAAATTGTTATGGATGATACCGTAAATTCATCATATGTTTCTACAGGTGTATCTAATGGTTTAATTACAACTGCAGGCTTTGTTATCAATACAACAACCGGTGTAAAATACGGTACTACTGTAACTGCAAACTTTACATCTGCCGCACAATCTACAACTACTGGTGTTGGTAGTGGTGCAACATTTAATATATTCTCACAATATAATTATTACACACTAGGAGGTACTTCAAGTAGAGGTGTATCTAGTGGTGGTAGTGGATATGTAGTAGGTGATGCTATTGTTATAGCAGGCACAAGTTTAGGCGGAACAAGTCCAGCTAACGACTTACAAGTACGTGTAACAAGTGTATCAGGTGGTGCAATCACAGCAGTTACTATCACACAAACTGGCGGTTCACCCACAGCAAAATATATGACTCAATTAAGTAATTGGGTAGAATTTACATATGAAGCTAACGAAGGTGAGCCTACTATTGAACCAGTTGATAATACAAATTGGTTCTGGAGTGTAACTAACCAAGTTGACATTATGGTTCAAAAAGGTGGCGCATGGATTGGTTATAGAAACACATCATATGACTCATCTGGTTTCCCGGCTGCTAGTGGTACAAACACAACTGATCCTAATGGCCCTATTGTTTCAGCATCTGCTCCAACAGTACAAAGTGACGGAACAGCATTGGTATACGGTGATATTTGGATTGATACTACTGACTTAGAGAATTATCCAGTAATCTATCGTTGGGAGCTTTCAGGTGGAACAGATCAGTGGGTATTGATTGATAATACCGACCAAGTTAGTTCAACTGGTGTACTATTTGCAGACGCACGTTGGGCAACAAGTGGTACAACAAGTATTACAGATGATCCTATTCCGTCAATCGTTAGCTTATTATCAAGTAACTACCTTGACTTAGATGCTCCTAGTCCGAGCTTATATCCACAAGGTATGCTGTTATTCAACACACGCCGTAGTGGTTATAATGTTAAACAGTTCCGTTTGGATTACTTCAATGCAACAAGTTTCCCTGATGAGACATTACCAACAGAGACAAATGCATGGGTAACAGTAAGTGGTAATCAGTCAAATGGTTCACCGTATATGGGTCGTAAAGCACAACGTGCTATGGTTGTACAAGCATTGCGTTCATCAATTGACACAAACACTGCAATTCGTGACGAAGATAACTTCTTCAACTTGATGGCATCACCTTACTATCCAGAAATGCAACCTAACATGGTTGTATTGAATGCTGATCGTGGTGAAACAGGTTACATCATTGGTGATACCCCAATGGGTCTACCAGATGATGCTACTGCTATTCAAGCATGGGCTAACAATGACGCAGGTGCTACAAGTACAGGTGAAAATGGTTTAGTTACACGTAACACTTACTTAGGTCTATTCTATCCAAGTGGTATTGCTAATGACTTGTCAGGTAATGAAGTTGCTGTACCTGCATCACACATGATGCTACGCACATTCTTACGTAATGATACTGTTGCTTATCCTTGGTTAGCGGCAGCAGGTACACGAAGAGGTACTATCGACAATGCATTGAACATTGGTTATCTAAACCGTACTACAGGTGAGTTCCAAACTATCAAGACACGTTTAGGTATTCGTGATGTATTGTATATCAACTTCATCAACCCATTAGTGTTCTTCACTGGTGTTGGTTTATTGAACTATGGTAACAAGACAAGTTTCAACAGTTCAAGCGCATTAGACAGAACTAACGTTGCTCGTTTAATTGCTTACATACGTAGACAGTTGACATTGGCAGCAAGACCGTTCGTATTCGAACCTAACGATCAGTTGACAAGACAAGAAATTTCAGGTGTTGTCGAAACGTTGTTAGTAGACCTAGTTGCAAAACGTGGTATCTACGATTATCTAGTAGTGTGTGATGATTCAAATAATACACCCGCTAGAATTGATAGAAATGAACTTTGGATTGATGTTGCAGTTGAGCCAGTTAAGGCTGCTGAATTCATTTACATCCCCGTTCGTGTTCTAAATACAGGCGAGCTATCAGGCACAGTGTAAATGATACCCCTTCGGGGGTATCAACATTAAAGATAAATAAGTATACAGGAGATTAAAAAATGGCAACAGCCTCACAATCATTGTTCAACATGACCGTAGCGTCAGATAACGCTGGTGGAAATCAGGGCTTGTTAATGCCCAAACTACAATATAGATTTAGAGTTAACTTTTTAAATTTAGGTATTGGTCAAACTATCGAACTTACTAAACAGGTCGTTGACATTTCACGTCCTTCAGTAAGCTTTGGTGAGATCACATTACCAGTTTACAACTCTACTATGTATTTGGCAGGTCGTCACGAATGGCAAGCATTAACAGTTAACATCAGAGATGATGCAGGTGGACAAGTTTCAAAACTAGTAGGTCAACAGTTGCAGAAGCAATTAGACTTTGTTGAGCAAGCATCAGCGGCTACTGGTCAAGATTATAAGTTCCAAACAAACATCGAAGTTTTAGATGGTGGTAACGGCACGGCTGTTCCTACTGTCTTAGAAACATGGGAATGCTATGGATGTTTCATCCAACAAGCAAACTACAATACATTGAATTACGGAACAAATGATGTTGTTACAATTTCATTGACAATACGATTCGATAACGCAGTTCAATCACCATTAGCTTCTGGTGTTGGTACATCAGTTGGTCGAGCCTTAGGTGGTGCATTGACTACTGGTATTGGATCTGGTCAAGCTTAATTAGTAAAACAGGCCTAAATTAATGGCTGGATTTTTTCAACAATTTGCTAAGGACGCTGTCGGAGGATTCTTCGGCAGCGATTACCTACGTGATTACACACATGCCAGTAAAACTTTTAGACCTAATGCATATCAATATGCACCTAAGTTTAAATTCTTATTTCATGTATATTTTGAAATAAATCAGAATGCATATTCAAAGGGTTTGTCTACTGGTGCAAACTTTGGGCTTGCAGTAAAAACAGTAAAATTGCCTAGCTATAATTTTACGACTCATGAAATGAATCAGTACAATAGAAAACGTATTGTACAATCTAAAATAAAGTATAATCCTATCGATATTAATTTCCATGATGACAATGGAAATTTAATCAGAAATATGTGGTATAATTATTACACATATTATTATAAGGATGCTACTAAACCTATTACTATTAGTGCGGGAAGACAAACAGAGCAACAAACAACTGTACCTACTAATGCCGGCGCAACGAATTATAATGAACGTAATTTGTATAAACCCTCTATCACCGGCGATGATGATTGGGGATATATCGGTGAAACATCAGGTACTGTTCAGACTAATACACAAGCAGCCATTGGAGCTACTAAAGTCCCTTTCTTTAAAAATATTACTATATTTGGTTTTAATCAGCATAATTTTGTGGCATACACTTTGATTAATCCTATCATTACTAACTTTAGTCATGATACGTATGATTATGCTCAGGGCAATGGCACTATGGAAAATCAAATGACAATTGATTACGAAACAGTAAAATACTTTGATGGAGCAATTGATGGTAGATCGCCTGGTAATATTGTTAAAGGATTTGGTGATGAAGCAAACTACGATAGAACAGTAAGTCCTATTGCTAGAGCAGGATCACAAGGTACAATATTAGGTCAAGGTGGCTTAGTAGATGGTGTAGGTGGCGCAATCGCAGACTTAGCTAATGGAAATATTTTGGGTGCAATACAAAAAGGTGGTGTTACTTATAACACTTTTAAAAATATTAACTTGAAACAACTTGCTAAATCAGAAGTTATAGCGGCAGCAACTAACTCAATACAACAAACACCTAATAGGAATTTAAACTTTCAATTCCCTGCATTTGGACAAACAACAAACTTGTTCGGTACTGCTGGTGCGCCTAATGGTGCTAAACAGACACCCCCTGTTATCATAAATAATATACCGGGCAATGGAGTATAACATGGCATCAAGTTTAGACAATAATTTAAATTCATTAGATCAAACAGTAAGAATTTTTGATAATTTTTACAATTTTAATTTAGAAGTACCTTCAAATCAATATGATATCGTACACGGATATTTTGTTGAAACATGTGATACTAGAACAATCGCAGATAATTTTACAACATTCTTTTTTAAAATTGCACAAGATACAGGCATACCTGCAACTACATTGTTAGAAAGTATTCAAGGTCAAACTAAACTTGACATGAATAGAACTATTGCTTATTACTTAAACAGTTTTAAATCTAAGTCTGCATTGTACGGTATCAGTTTTATACCACAACCCAATCTTCCAGTAGCACGTAACATTGTGCTTTAATATATGGCTAAGTGGGCACAAGGTAATTTCACTCCAACTAATCCACAGAAATATGTAGGTAAACACACACCTAGATATCGTTCAGGTTGGGAGTTGACCTTTATGCAATTCTGTGATAACAACAAGCATATCATATATTGGGCAAGTGAAGCTATAGCTATACCTTATAAAAATCCCTTTACAGGAAAACCTACTAGATATATACCTGACTTCTTTGTAGTATATCAAAACAAGTACGGTAAACAGATAGCAGAAGTAGTAGAGATTAAACCTAAAAAACAAAGTATTATTGAAAGTAAGGTAGCAAACGCCAAAGATAGAATGGTAGTAGCATTAAATCATGCTAAGTGGCAGGCTGCAATGGCCTACTGTAAAAGTCAAGGGTATACATTCAGAGTCATTACAGAAGATGACCTTTTCTACAACGGTCGCAAAAAGTAACTAAATACTTTTATGACCAAAAAATTACAAGAACTTTTTGAAATGCCACTGTCTGAAGATGAGATGGGCTTAACTGTTCCTATTCCCTCAGATGCACAAGAAATAACAACTGACGCATTGTCTAACTTAGAAAAGATTGAGAATGCTTTACCACAAGTACGTGGATTAGAATCAGCAGATACTGAGATGGATGGACTAGCTGAGTTAGCTACTAACAGTTATAAAGACTTGATGGATTTAGGTATGCAAGTAGACAGTAGATTTAGTAGTGAAATCTTTGGTGTTGCTGGTACTATGTTGGGACATGCTATCACTGCAAAGACTGCTAAATTAAACAAAAAGTTAAAGATGATTGAGCTACAGCTTAAAAAAGCCGCATTAGATCAGAAAAATATAGCTAAAACAGAAGAAATTGAAGCTACTCCTTTAGGAGAAGGCAAGACATTAGACCGTAATGAGTTGCTTAAGATGTTGGTAGCTAAAACAGATGAGAAATGATAAATACAGAATACAGGAATAAGAAATGAAGAGCCTAAAACAATACATCGTAGAGAGTGTTCACACTTATAACTACACTATCAAAATTGCCGGCGACGTGGATAAGAACTGGTTAGATATGTTCAAGTACAATCTAAACAAGTTTGATCCTATTCGTATCAGTGAGCCTACAAAAACACCTATTCAAAAGGATCCATATGGATTTCCTAATTTAGCAAATCAATCTGTAACAATCATTAAAGCAGACTTTCGCTACCCAGCGACAGAGCCAATGATTCAGCAGATTGCTCAATTACTAGGTTACAATGTAGATATGGTCAGAGTAATTAGTACAAAGTATGATGACAGCATCAACGGCGAAGTTGAAGGTTACGCCAATCAAATGAAAAATAGCCCAGTTCTTACGCACGAAGAAATGGAAGAACAACCTGGAGCTAAAGAAGCCTCTAAAGCATATGGCGATAGCTATTTGAATAGTATTAAGGATCAAACTAAAGACAGTAAGATTGATATTCCTTATGAAGGCAAAAAGACTCCGGATGCGTTTGACCCCTTCAAAGTCATTCCACAAGATCCAACTGGTGCCAAAAGTCCAATGAGCACTATCACAAGACAGCCTAAGCCTGCAACTGGCGCAAGAAAATAATTCAAAGGAACATAAAATGGATTTCAAAAGTTTATTATCACAACTAGACCAGTTGAACGAAGCAACAGAAAAAACTAAAACCGGTATCAAGCACACTGCTGAGCCAGGTGGTTATGGTCGTAAAGACGATGAAGATGAAGAAGGCAACAAAGTAAAAAATACTAGTGCCGAGAAAAAAGGTCGTGGTCGTCCAAAGAAAGCCACTCAATCTTCAGGTGAAGATAAGAAATATGACTTCAGTGCATTTGGTGTTAAGTCTGGAAAAGATGTTAAATTACCAAAGCATGACAAAAAGAAAACTATTAAACATAGTTTGAAAGAATATCTTGACCAGTTAGATAAAGCATTGAATGAAGAATATACTACTGCACCTATGCCAGGTGCTGTTCAAGTTAAAGACGCTTCAGGTAAAGTTGTTGCAACTGCAAAGAATCCGGCAGCTGCCAAAGCCTTTCAAGATGGTGATATCACTATTGGTAATCCAGAAGGAATGGAAGAAGGTCTAGGCGACATAGCACATAAAGTTGGCGGTGCTGTTGCCAGCGGTGCTAAAAGTGTAGTAGATCGAGTATCCGGCAAAACTGCCCGTGACGCCGAACAAGCCAGAATTCAGCAACGATTGGCTAGCCGTGAACCACCAAGCTTGGCATCACAACTGAGTAGATCAAGCGGAAATCAGAATGGAGTTAAGGACCCTCATGAATACGACCGTGGCCAAGAATACGACCGAATCAGCAGTCACAATGGTAGATATGCAGAGTCAGCAGACAAAGATATCGGTAAGCATAACAATGCTACAACAGGCTTTGACGCTATGGTTCGTAAACTTACACCTAAGTATGGTGTTAAAGCCGCAAAACGTATTGCCGGTGCTCAGTTAAAGAAAATAGGTGAAGCAGATATGCCACCAAACGACAGTTTAGCTAGCCCACTATCATTAGAAGAAGGCAAAAAGACTGTTAAGAAAGATGACAAAGCTGAAAAAGCCGGTAAGAAAGTTACTAAAGACTTAGAATACGATATGAAGCACAAAGGTAAAGATGATGCTAAAGCTGAAAAGGCTGGCAAAAAAGTTACCAAAGACATTGAGTATGATGAGAAAAAGAAAAAGACAGTAAAAGAAGCGGCTAAGCCTGACTTCCCGGATATTGACGATGACAATAATACAAAAGAAACAATATCTAAAGCCGCACAAGACGCTAAAAGAGATAAAAAGAAAGTTAAAGAAGGTATGGATCATAGACTAAAGGCAGCCCGCCATATGGGTAAAGCACATGCTCTAACTAAAGAAGGTTATAATTGCCGTTATGATGACATGGAAGAATCAAGACACTACCATGAAGGCTACAAAGAAGGTTTAGATGAGTGTTATGGCCAAATGCCAGTACAAGGTTTAGTTGTAGGTGAAACAGGCATGCCAGCCGCAACACTACCTGGCATGGCAAGTCAAGCTATGCAAGAGCCTACTATGGAAGACGATATGTACGAAATGGATAAAACTGCGTACATGAAACAACAAGCAATCAAGACTCCGGGCGATAAATTTAAAGCATTTGGTCAAACGTTCAGAGACAAAGAAGTAGTAGAAAGCCCATTCGCTTTTGAAGCACTAGAACAACAATTAAATTCATTGCTAGAATCTAAAGAAGATGTTGCTGAAGGTATGACTGTATCTATCAGTAAAGGTCAACAAGGTTCTCCTGACTCTGTAACAGTATCAGCACAAGACAGTGAAGCCGATCAGTTGTTATCTGCTATTAAGCAAGCAGGTTTAGGATTGTTTGGTGGCGATGAACAAAATGGTTACGGTGCTCCGCAAGGTGAACAACCACAACACGGTGGTTTAGATGTTGTTGGTGATCACGATGGCATGATGGCTCTAATTAAGAAAGTAGGCGGCGGCAATGCTGGTGCCGAAGAAGGTTCAGAAGATTATGCCGATGAAGAAGGTCATGGCGATGAGCACGGACATGAAGGCACATGTGAATCATGCGGTGGTATGATGGAAGCCGGTCATTCATGTGATGAAGGTCAAGAAATGGTCGATGAAGTAGAATCAGAAGACCAAATGGAATACGAAGTTGCAGAAGAAATCGACCCTAACAACAGCGATGAAGCAAACGAAGTTAACAGTGATGCTGTTCGTGATGCCGCATTAGCAACTGCCGCTAGTACAAACGAAGAAGAACAAGTTGATGAAGATGAAGAAGAAGCTGAAGCAGAAGATGATGCACAGAAACTTGATGAGTGGGCTAATGATGCTGGAAAAAATGGCACAGACACTACATTTGAGCAAGACATTGACTTTATGACTAAAGTTATTTCTGGTGGGTTGAACAAACAAAAATCTACAGGACAATCAACAATACCAGTGGTGTCAACACAATTGAATCGTTTAGGTAATCCTATGCAAGAATCAGTTGATTTGTTACATGATTGGCGTAAACTAAGTGGTATTAAGTAATTAATATTGCTCAAAGTACCCGGCTCTAGTCGGGTATTTTTTTGGCTATCGCCTTTGTTAAAAGAACGATAAATACTAGATAAGGTGATACAGATATGGCTCAACAAAATATTGACTTTGGTACATTTCCTGATGATCCTGATGCCGATGCTATACGAACAGCGTTTCAAAAAGTACAGAATAATTTCAGTGAATTATACACAGTTACATCGGATTCATCAGTAACGTCAGTAAACAGATCCTCAGGTTCTGGAATAACAGTTAACTCTCCTACGGGAAACGTAGTAGTTAGTGCAAACGTATATAGGGTAGAAGTTTCTACATCTACATTAAGTATAGGTATAGGAGCGAATAACTTACCTCCTCCTGCACTATACATATCAGGATCACAGACTTTAGTTATTGACTTACCAGGTAATATTACAACAAATAATTTTGCAACTACAGGGAATGCAAACATTGGTGGATATGCGATTGTATCAGGTAATCTTACTGGTGCTAATCTAAACACAACCGGAGTTGTGTCTGCTACTGGTAATGTAAGTGGTGGTAATATTAATACAGGTGGTATTGTAAGTGCGACCGGTAATGTATCAGGTGGAAACTTAACAACCGGTGGAGCATTAAGTGTCACCGGTAATGCAAACGTCGGCAATATTGGTGCTGTGCGAGGTGTATTTACAGGTAACATATCTTCTCTTAATGCAAATTTAGGTAATGCCGCATCAGCAAACTATTTTGTGGGGGATGGTAGTTTACTAACAAACGTAGCACCTGTTGCAGGTCCTCTGATATCAAATGGTACAAGCTATGTTAATGTAGCAACATCCGGTGGAAATATCGTATCTAATGTTGCAGGCGCCACTGTTTTAGTATTGTCATCATCAGGTGCAAATCTAACAGGTTATTCAAATGTTACCGGTAATATCTCAGCGGCTAATGCAAGTTTAGGTAACTCAGTAACTGCAAATTACTTCTTAGGTAATCTGTATGGTGCTGCCAATACAGCGAGTACTGTAACAACAAATGCACAACCTAATATCACAAGCACAGGTACATTGACAATTTTAGATGTAAGTGGTAACATCACAGCCGCAAATATTACTGCTAACACGGGTGTCTTTACTGGTAATGGTAGTGGTTTAAGTTCAATAGCAGGTGCCAATGTTTCAGGATTTGTTGCAAACGCTAACATTGCTAACACTGCATACGCCGTAGCAGGGGCAAACGTTTCGGGTGCTGTAACTTATGCGACCACAGCAAACGCAGTAGCCGGCGCTAATGTAAGCGGTGAAGTAAGTTTTGCCGCAACAGCTAATGCTGTAGCGGGCGCCAATGTAAGTGGTACAGTGTCTTCTGCTACTTCTGCTACAACAGCAGGTACAGTAACAACAAACGCTCAACCTAATATTACAAGTACAGGTACATTGACAAGTTTAGCAGTAACGGGAAATACAACTGCTGGAAATGTTTATGCTAACTCAGGTACAATTGGTGCTAATCTGTTAACAGGTACCTTAACCACTAATACTCAATCAAACATTACTCAATTAGGCACACTGATAGCATTAAATGTTACCGGTAATGTTGTAGCAGGCAACGTGTATGCGAATGCTGGCACTATACAAGCTAACAACTTTGTAGGTAATGGTGCAGGATTAACTAACATATCAGTTAGCGCAGGAAGTTATATTGAAAATGGTAATAGTAATATTTCTATTTCTGCAAATGGTAATGCATCATTTAATATTTCAGGCAATACAAATGTCGTAGTAGTAACAGATACTGGTGCAAACATTAATGGTTATGCTAATGTATCAGGTAATGTAACTGCAGGTAACGTTACTGCTACTAAATTATCAGGTTCATTGGTTACGGCAAGTCAACCAAACGTAACATCACTAGGTACATTAACAGGTTTAACTGTCAATGGTGTTAGTAATTTGGGGGCTGTAGGTAATGTTAGAATTACAGGTGCAGCCGCAAATGGTTATTTCTTAATTTCCAGTGACGGTAGTGGTAATATGCAATGGACTACTGCCACATCTAGCCCAGCACAAGGCTCTAACACGCAAGTTATTTTCAATGATGGTGGTTCAGCTTATGCCGGCAATGCAAATTTAACGTTCAATAAAACAACAGGTGCATTAACAGTAGGCGGAAATATAAGTGCCGCTAATGTATCCGGTGGTAATGTAGTTACTGCAAATTACTTAGTAGGTGTGTTAACTACTGGATCTCAGCCTAATATAACTGAAGTAGGAACAATGACCTATTTGATTGTTTCAGGTAATCTTAATGCAGGTAATATTATTGGTAATGGCAGTGGTCTAACTGCATTGAATGCAAGTAACGTATCAAGTGGTACATTGGCACAAGCACGATTAGCAAATAGTTCATTAACTGTTAATGGTACTAGTATATCATTAGGTGGTTCTGGTACTGTAACCGCTAACACTACTCAAACATTAACGTTTGGTAATTATTTAACTGGTACTAGTTTTAATGGTGGCACAGCAAATACTATTGCAGTTGATGCTACTAGTGCGGCTACTGCAAACAAAGTTGTTGCACGTGATGCTAATGGTAGTTTTAGTGCAAATATTATTACTGCATCATTGAGTGGTTCTGCAAATTCAGCTACAACAGCAGGTACAGTAACAACAAATGCACAACCTAATATTACAAGCACGGGTACGTTAACAAGTTTATCAGTTACCGGTAACGTTAGTGCAGGTAATGTCAGTGGTACGTTATTGGGCGGTACTCTAACAACTGCATCACAACCAAATATTACAAGTACAGGTACACTGACAAGTTTAGGCGTAAGTGGTACCATTACAGCGGCAAACATTACCGCTAATACAGGTATCTTTACCGGTAACGGTAGTGGACTAAGTGCTATAGCAGGAGCAAATGTAACTGGAGCTGTAACGTATGCAACAACTGCAAATGCAGTAGCAGGTGCTAATGTAAGTGGTACTGTATCGAGTGCTAATAGTGCTACTACAGCAGGTACTGTAACAACAAATGCACAACCTAATATTACTAGTACTGGTACACTAACAAGTTTGTCAGTAACAGGAAATGTTACTATGGCTAATAGTGTTGCATCTACATTTACTATAACAGGTGTTACGACTGGTATAACAGCAGCCGGAACAGTTCAAGCTAATGCAACTGCATTAACTAAAGCAATGAACGTAGTATCTACGGTACCATCTGGTACAGGTGTAATATTACCTACAGCAGTTGCAGGTATGGTAGTCTATATTACAAATACTAGTAGTGCAAATAGTTTACTTGTATATCCAGCTTCTGGTGCACAAATCAATGTTTTAGGAACTAACAATTCATTTGTTCATACTTCAAACGCAACAATAACATTCATAGCACCTACATCAACTCAATGGTACACAACGGGTGCGACATACGCATAAGGAAATTAAATGGTAACTATAGAATTATTAACAGCAATGTGCCCAAAGACAAAACGCTCTATATTAGAGGGTTATGTTGAGCCACTAAACACAGTAGCAGAATATTATGAAATGTTTGAGAACCCACGCAGAGTTGCAGGCTTCTTAGCACAGATTGCACATGAATCAGGCGGCTTTACTGCTGTAGTTGAGAACTTAAACTACAGTGCTAAAGGTTTGATGGGTACATTTAAGAAGTATTTCCCTACAGAAGAACTAGCAAAGCAATATGAACGTAAGCCAGAAATGATTGCTAATCGTGTTTACGCTAATCGCATGAAGAACGGTGATGAGAATAGTGGTGATGGCTTCAGATTTAGAGGTCGCGGATTAATTCAATTGACCGGTCGTGATAACTATACACGTTTTGCAGAAGCATTAGATATGAATATTGAAGATACCGTAAGATATTTAGAAACACCAAACGGTGCTGTTGCAAGTGCTGGTTGGTTCTGGGATAACAATAAATTAAATCAGTTCTGTGATAAGGATGACTTTATTACATTAACAAAACGTATTAATGGCGGTACAATTGGATTAGAAGATAGAAAACATCACTATCACTTAGCATTACAAAGTTTAGGCGCACATTAATATGGCACAACCGATTTGGAACACATCGGCAGGTAGTTTAGGTTCATATCCTAGTCAAATAATTATGGCTATACAATTGTCTGCCTCTGCGGTATTGCCGGCAACATCAGTTCAATATGCTTTATTAAGTGGTACACTTCCTCCCGGCATATTAATTGATTCAGAAGGTTTAATATACGGTACACCTACGTTAGTAACGCAAGATACAGTAACAACATTCACTGTACGAGTTACTGATAACCTAGCTAACATACGTGATAGAACATTTTCTATTAATGTCTCCGGTACTGCTATTCCTCAATTTGTAACTCCAGAAGGTAATATACTAACAACACAAGATAGCATATGGGTAGATTTACCAATTGCCTACTCAAATCCAGAATCAACAAATCCAGTCATCATTGAAGTGCGTGAAGGTGCATTACCTCCGGGCTTAGAAATTAATGAAGAAGGAATAATCAGAGGTTATGCCCAGCCTCCTTTAGTTAACATCACATTGAGCACAGTTACTACAAATGCAACATTAACTGAGAGTAGTACTAATCTAATTACATGTACTAGTACTAACTCTTTTACAGTAGGTAGACCTGTCGTATTTTCAGGAACTACGTTTGGTGATATTGATTCGGGCACCACTTATTATATTAAAACGATAAACAGTACAACTACATTTACTGTTTCATCAACTCAAAATGGCTCTGTGTTTCCATTAGTGAATGCATCAGGATCTATGGGTGTAACATTACCTGCTATATCACAAGGTGCACCTACTATCAGAACGTATTCATTTACATTGAGATTATATAGCCCATTGGGCAGTGACATTGCATCATACTCAATGACAGTGATAAATCAAAACACACCAGTAAGTCAAGGTGGCCCTGGCAAATTACAAAATACTAGATTACCTACTATTTTAAACACAAGACCGTTGACTTATAATCTTAATGATACTGATCCATACTATGGATACTATATACTACCACCAGTAAGCCCCACTGTTAACGCATCATTGGGAACATTTATAAGTGGTGATTATTTTGCATTTAAAGTAATAGGTTATGACTTTGATGGTAATGTTTTATCTTATTCTTTTTCAGGCTTACCCACTGAGTTAGCAGGGGACGTTAACACTGGATGGATAACAGGTACTCCTGCATTAACTACACCGGGCATAAGCAGTTATAATTTTAGAGTTACAGTCTGGAAAGCAAGTAACCCTACTATCACTACGCAGAATTTTAATTTTACTTTTAATCTAAGTAAAGAAATAACAGGCAATATTGTTTGGAACACCTTACCAGATTTAGGAACTATATTCAATGGTACTATTAGTACATTGGGTGTGAGTGCTACATCTGATGTTCCTTTATTATATAGAGTTATTAGCGGAGCACTACCCCCTAATCTCACCTTACTAGATAATGGTCAGATAACTGGACGTGTCGCGGATCAACCTACATCAACATTCTTAGAACAAAATGATTCTACTGAATTTACGTTTACTATTCAGGCATATTCAGATGAATATTCAATCGTAGAATCTAGTAAAACATTTACACTAACTGTGTTGCAAGAGTATAGTCAGCCTACAGATACACTATACATTAAAGCGACACCTAGTTTAACGGATAGACAGTTACTAGAAACATTGTTATTGAACAATACAATCATTCCTGAAAATTATTTGTTCAGACCTAATGATGTGTATTTTGGAAAAGCTACTAGTGTTGTATATGAACATGCGTATGGTATATATTCTAACGCAATACAAGAATATCTATTAGCAGTTACTCAAAATCACTATTGGAGAAATATCACATTAGGTGAGATTAAAACTGCTGTGGCAAAAAACAGTGCTGGAGAAATTGTATATGAAGTAGTATACAGTGAAGTCATAGATAACTTAGTTAACCCTGCAGGCATCAGTGTGAGTCAAGAAGTTATTTGGCCACGTGATATTGATTTGAATTTAGGCCCATGGTACACAAGTATAACTGATATTTTTACAAGTTATGAAGACGTATTAGGTCAAGAATACTATACTAGTTTGAGTTCAGGTATTGCTAGATATCTATACCCAAACAGTTTATTCAATATGCGTAATCGTGTAGCACAAGTATTGGGTCAAGAGTATGACAGTAGATTATTACCATTATGGATGACAAGTCAACAAAGTAATGGTAGTACATTGGGTTATACACAAGCTTGGGTAATTGCATATACTAAACCGGGCTATGCAGAAACTATTAAGAATAACATTAATACACTTTGGGTAGATACATTAGGTAACAATTATAGACTAAATCAGATTAATTTCAACATCGATAGATTTACTGTGGATAAGAGTGCAACATATAACTATGATACAAACACTCAGCCTGCATCTTGGACTGGATTACCTAGCGGCACACCAGTGCCCTCTCCATTAGATAGTAAAGATTTCTATGTGTTATTCCCGAGACAAACAATTTTACCCAACGAGTCTCAGTAATACTAAATATATGACGGAACATTAAAAATATGACAAGCGCAATAAACACAAACGGAATTAATGTAAACTATCCAGTACCTGGAGTTAATAATAACTCACAGGGTTTTAGAGATAATTTTACTGCTATTAGAACTAACTTAAACACTTCTGCCACTGAGATAACAGACTTGCAAAACAAAGTTGTTGTCAAGCAAGCACTAGACGGTACTGTGATTAACAATGATATGGCTAACGCAGTCATTAGTAATGCAGTAACACGTAGTTTTAGAGCAAGTACTTATAATTTAGGCAATGCACTAAGCGGTACTGTACTAGTAGATGTATCATTGGGTGATGTACAGTATGGTACTATTGCTGGTAATACGATATTATCATTTGGTGGTTGGGCACCTAGTGGCACACAAAGTTCACTTGAATTAGTATTGGGATTTTCTAATGTACAAGCAGTGGTCAGTTTCCCTACTAATGTAACTAACAATACAGATTACGGCTCTCCTACTGTCGAGAACTATAGTTCTGGTGGAGGATTTGCAACAATAACTGTACCATATGGTGTCACACAACTAGATTTTAATTTGACTACTCTTGATTGCGGTAATTCAATTTATATTCAACCATTGAATCGCCCTCGTCAGTCAACCCAGATTTATCAGAGAACACCCCCACCGACCGGGCAACAAGGTGATGTTCAAGGTACATTCTCTATTGATACTGCACAAACAGCACAACCTGCTACATGTACAGCAACTGAAGCTGTTTATGAAGTAATCACATGCAACAGTACAACTGGTTTCTATTTAGATATGCCTATTGTGTTCACTGGAACTACATTTGGTGGTATTACTGCTGGTACAACATACTATGTTAGAGCTATACCTTCAAGTACTACATTTACTATATCAGCATCTCCCGGAACTGTTTCAGGACCTAGTGCCGCAGTAAACTTAAGTACAGCGTCAGGTACAATGATAGCAACACCGGTTCAATACCTATATGCTTCAACTGGTAATTACAATGGTAACATTGTCAGTAAGACTGCATCTAATACTACCGCTTCTTCAAACACACAAGTTGTAACATCGGTTGCATCAACTGGTAATTTAATTACAGTGACAAGTACATCAGGTTACGCCTTGAATGATCCTATTGTATTTTCCGGCACCCCAACTGTACAAAACTCATTTATAACGTTCAATCAAGCTAACACTATTCAAGTTAGTAGCACTGGTGATTTTACAGTAGGCATGCCCGTCACATTTTCAGGTACTGTTTGGGAAGCAAACTTAAATCAAGGCAACACATTCTATGTAAAAACAGTTCAACCTACTGTAACAGCCGGTTTAATAGAAACACAGGGTCAATACGTAATTGCTACTGCCGGTACAACAGCCTTTACTCTATTAGGAGCAGCCAATAATAGTGTAGGTACTGCATTTACTGCCACTAGAAATGGACTGTATACTTCTGGCACATTCGTAATAGGTCAACCTTACACAATCTCAAGTACAGGAACAACTAACTTTGTAGCATTGGGTTCAGCTAGTAATACAGCAGGAACTACATTTACTGCGACTGCTACAGGTCTAGTTAACTCTGGTAGCTTTACTATAGGTGCGTCATATACTATCGTCACACCTAGTACAACAGACTTTACTCTATTAGGAGCAGCCAACAGTTTAGCAAATACTACATTTGTTGCGTCAGCAAATGGTTTAGTAACTGCTGGTAGTTTTGTGTTAGCAAAATCATACACTATTGTTACTACTGGAACAACAGACTTCACATTAATTGGCGCCGCAAATAGCAGTCCAGGTACTACATTTATTACAACTGGCATAGGTTCTGGTACTGGAACTGCTAATCAAGGTAATGGTACAGCCTCACAAGGAAGTGGAACAGCAGTTCAAGGTACTGGCACAGCAGTTGCATCTGGTCAGTTTACAGTAGCAAGCACATATGGTGGTGCTAATGTTGACTTAACTGGCAACGTTAGTGGATCTGAAATGGTTGTTGCATACGGTGGTGTAATGTCAATTTATGCTAATGGTAATCTTACAAGCAATATCATATCAGGTACAACTTATTATGTGCAGAGTATTGCGTCAGGAACCACCCTAACTATCTCTGCTACACCAGACGGTGCACCGATACAATTATTCAATGCTACTGGTCCTACGTCAGGCGCGCAAGCTATGAATGCTACTGTAACAACGAATTTTATCATTACACTAAACAATACTAATTCATTAGTAGTGAATGATTCTATCATCTTTACTGGAAATGTGTTTGGTGGTGTTACAGCTAATGTTCCATATTACATTAGTAGTATTGATACTGGAAACTCACAAATAACTATATCAGATACACGCTATAATGGTATTGCAGGACAAATTAAGCCTTTAACTACAGCAAGTGGTGCCATGACTGCTAATAGCATTCAGGGAACTAACATTTGGAAAAGATTACCACTCAACAGTTGGTAAATAAATACATTGGATGGAACATCCTTTTATTAACGATTTATCAGATAAGTCACTCGAAGATTTGCAAAATGCTATAAGTGACTTAATGGGTAAACTCAACTTTGCACATAGAACCGGTAACGGCGCACTCATTCATCAACTCTATATGGTTATTGATAGCTATAAGAAAGAGTATAACAAAAAGATGGATGAGTTGATTGCTAAACAAAATATGGGCAACAAAATCAACATTCAAAAAGACTAACATGGCAACAAGAATTCACCGTGATTTCACATTCCAAGCGGGCGTATATTTTCAAGAACAATTTTATATGAATGTCTATGATATGACATTATCCATGTCAGTTGAGACAGAAAACTTATATGAACAAAACATTGCGATTAATAGAATCAAATGTTTTTTGGCTGAGTGCTTAGAGAACAGCATATTTGTAGAAGATAGCGAGAAAAAAGTTATTGACAAATATCGTGCGGCCGATCTTAAAGTGTCAGCATTACCGGAAGAACCTTACGATCAAATCATATGTTTAGCATTGATATGTAAATTAAATGCAATTCTTGAAGGTAGATTAATTGTTGATGAGATTGAGTTTGGATCAGACTTAAGTGATGAAGTTAGATTCACACACTATATTGACGATTCAATTGGACCGTTTGAAAAAGAAGGATGGTGGCGTGATTCGGG